TTATATTTGGTTGATACCCCTTTTGGGCAGGGATTGTTAGCTTATCATGTTCGTAAAGCAGTTCTAACTTTTTATGAGAGTATTTTTGAACGATATTTTATGAGGATTAGTTTAATTGCTCTTATTATATTAGAATTGCTTTGTCATGGTTTCTTGGGCGCAAGGTTTATTCTTGTGTCTTTATTCTTGATTGTTGGAAGCGTTTATTTGCTTTATTTGAAATATAAATATCAATTTAAGAATAAGATTAGGAATTTGCCTAGAATTTCCACATGGATTATCAATATGGATTTTAAAACTAAGATGAAAATATTATCTTTTCTTGGTGGAGTATCCACGTTGACCGCATTTATTAAGTTTATTAAATATTTGCGTACTCTCCCTACAGCGCAAGCTGCAGCTCCTATTAGGATTTTACCTAAAGAAGGAGCTGTAAAGGAAGATGAACATCCGAAATGGGGAATTTCAGGTGTGCGTGAAATGGAAAAAGTATTCAAGATTGAACCAGATCTTTCACATGATGTGAAGTCTATGGATCCTGAGAAGATGTTTAATAGTCTTAAAAGAAGACAATTTAGTCTTAGGATTGATGTAGGCGATGCTTATACTTTTTGTAATTGTGTCCCGATGAAATCAAATGTTATGTTGATTCCTAATCACGTTGTGCCTAAGAAAGTTTCGAAAGCTTCTTTGAGTAAGCCAGGTGCTTTGTTTAAGCATGTGTATATCCAGCCCGAGTCTGTGTATAAGATACCAAGTACAGATTTTGCTTTATGGTATTTACCAGAATTGGGTGATCAGAAGGATATTACAGAGTATTTACCTAGTTATATACCTCAAGGAAAAGTTTTTGAAGCTTTTATGATGTACAATAATAATGGCACTATTGAGAAATATGATAAGATGTTGGTTCATAGGACAAGTTCGCGTTCAACAGAAGGTGGACATTTTGAATCAATTGCTTATTCATTTCCAGGACAGACTTTTAAAGGTCTGTGTATGGCTACTGTCATTGCTAATGATTTAAAGACTCATCCTTTTATTGGTGGTTTTCATTTAGCTGGTAGTGGCAGTGCTGGTGCTGCAGGATTCCTTACGAAGGAACAAGTAGAATCTGGTATTGCCGAATTGAATAAGAGAGCAGGTGTTATGATTTCTCATAGTGCTACTCCTTTTCAAACTACTCTTATGGGAGTTAATGTAGGACCTTTATCGGAACCACATGAAAAGGCAGTTGTGCACCAGCTCAAACCTGAGGCTAAGTGTATTGTTTTTGGTCAACATAATCAGCCAAGAAGTACGCCTTCATCTAGAGTTGTAACAAGTATGATTTCAGACGCAGTTACGAAGCATTTGAATTTACCAAAAATACATGGTGAACCTTGTGAAATGAAAGATGATAGGCATAAGTTGGTTGATATTGAAGGAAAAACCGATACTGCG